CTCCACAAGGCAAGTGGACTATGGATAATGGACAAGACATACACTTTATACTGACAGGTGGAGAGCCTTTATTAGGTTGGCAAAGATTTTATGTAGAATTATTCGAGCATCCAAGAATGCAAGACTTAAAAAACGTAACATTCGAAACAAATACAACACAACCATTGCACAAAGATTTCGAAGAGTATTTGCGTAAACAAACAAGATTCAAAGTGACCTGGAGTTGTTCTCCGAAACTTTCCGTATCAGGCGAACCGTGGGAAACTGCAATCAAGCCAGATATTGCAAGGTCATACTTTGATATTCCAAACAGTGATGGATATTTTAAATTTGTTGTTGCTGATTCAACTGACGTGGATGAAGTAGGCAGAGCGGTTAAAGAATATTCTGAGGTTGGAATCAATGTTCCGGTATATTGTATGCCATTAGGCGGCAGATCGGAAATGTATAATCTAAACACTCAAGGGGTAGCCAAGTTGGCAATGGAAAGAGGATGGCGTTACACTCCAAGACTGCAAGTAGATATATTTGGAAATAAATGGGGAACTTAAAATGGATATAGTAAAAAAAGTAAAAGATGTATTCAAGAAGAAAGATGGCGCTCCAAAAACGGAGAAGGACAAAAGACTTGAAGCACTTATGAGAGAAAAAGAAGAGGCAACAAAATCAGGCGAACCTTGGGTGGCTGTATTAGACACAAAGGTAAATGAAGACAATATTAGAAATGGATTCTTTGAACTAGATTGGAACAATGAATTTATTGAAAAATTGTTAGATGCAGGCTATAAAGGCGAAACAAATGAACAGATTGTTGATGGATGGTTCAAAACTATTGCAAGAAACATACTACAAGAAGAAGGCATGGATCCAGACAGAGGCGCAGGTTATATTAATGTTAAAGATTTGGGCAAAGACAAATCGGAGATTAGTTAAGGAGATAAAATGACGGACTCAGATGAAAAACAAAGAGGACTAGATGCAACAATGGAAAACGAAGCAAGTAGAGATCTTTCTCCAATGGTGCAAATATCGTTAAGAGAGTATGACAAATTGAAAGAGCGAAGCAGATATATCACAGATAAAGACTTGATTTCAATGATTGATAAGTTAGAATTCTTTGTAAAGGAACTAAGAAAACACATAGTAAGGATTGATATTGATTAATGAACTATATTTTGGTTGATACTGCAAACACTTTCTTTAGATCCAAGTTCGCTATACAGAGCGATCTAGACAGTAAGATAGGTATGGCGTTGCATATTACCTTTAATAGCATTAGAAAAGTATGGCAAGACTTCAAAGGAGATCACGTTGTATTTTGTTTGGAAGGTAGAAGTTGGCGTAAAGACTTTTATGAGCCTTACAAAAGAAACAGAAAAAATGTAAGAGATGCCAGAACAGAAAAAGAGATCGAAGAGGACGAAGTGTTTTGGGAAACATTTGACAACTTCAAAGATTTCATAGATCAGAAAACTAATTGCACAGTTCTACAAAATCCTAAATTAGAAGCAGATGATTTAATTGCAGGTTGGGTACAAGCACATCCTAATGATAATCACTTTATTATAAGCACAGATGGCGATTTCGCCCAATTGATTGCTCCTAATGTTGCACAATACAATGGAGTTCAAGAAGTTACAATTACACATCAAGGATACTTTGATGATAAAGGTAACAGAGTGAAAGATAAGAAAACAGGAGAAGATAGACCCGCTCCAAATCCACAATGGTTATTATTTGAAAAATGTATGAGAGGCGATACTGCTGACAATGTATTTTCAGCCTTTCCTGGAGTAAGAACAAAAGGCACAAAAACTAGAGTAGGTTTAACGGAAGCATTCGAAGATAGAAATTCAAAAGGATATAGTTGGAACAATATGATGTTGCAACGTTGGGTAGACCATGAAGGATTTGAACACAGAGTAATAGATGACTACACAAGAAACGTAACACTATGTGATTTGTCTGCACAGCCAGATGAAATAAAAGAAATTATAAAGGAAACAGTCGCAAGTGCAAAAACTAAGGCGGTAGAACAAGTAGGTCTGAAATTAATAAAATTTTGTGCCAAATGGGACTTGCAAAAGATTGCAGAGTATCCTCAAAGTTATGCTGAACCATTAAACGCAAAATATAAAAAAGAAGAGGTAATGGCATGACAAATAAGTTATATGCAAAACCTATTTTAGAAAATAGATTCTGGATACTAGAATCAGACGGTAAAAAGGTAGGAACAATATGTAAACAGGAAGACAGAAGATATATGTTTAGTTGCGAATCAGGAACTAGAATATTTGATACTGTCACAGCACTAGAACAAAGTTTTACAGGTGACTGGATGTGGGGTACAAGTTTATCTGCACCAGGGCCAGTTGAATCTGAGAAAAATGATGTGTATGATTACCCAAGCAAATTTGTTCCTTACAATATGGTATTCGATGTAAAACGTAAATTACCTTTATTCAACAAAAGCAAAAAGTCCAAAAGTTTATATTGTGCAGGATACTACATAATCAAGTTTGAAAAAGGATGGGTAAGAAGTTACTGTCCAAAACTATTGACGCTGGAAAGGTATCCATTTAAAGGACCATTTAGAACCATATTAGAAATGAAAACGGAGTTGGCAAATGCAAACAAAAGAACCACTTAACACAGCCAGTCTACAAAGATTTATAGAACAGGTCAAAGGAGCCGACCTAGGAAACCAAAAAGAAGTGCGTATTGACATCAATACTGCCAAGCATATCACATATACCCTAGCCACTGTACTGGCCCGTCTAGCGGGGGATTATGAGGCTTTAATGACCCATAATAAGCAGAAAGAAGCAGGCAAAGAAGAAACTGTAAACGTGCAAGTAGACGGCGGTAAACTATAACACAACCTAAAATTCGATAAATACTCATATATAAGCAAATTATGAGTAGACCTAAACCAACAGTACTTTTAGAGTATACAAATAAGAAAGACTACAAGTCTGAACAGATCCTAGCGGCTGAAGGAATTTGGGCAGTGTTCTATAAGGGCAAGCCGTTCAATCTGAAAAGTGCAAACTTGCTTAACAACTACCCAGGACCTAAATACAAAAAGGTTAGTTTTTCAAACCCTGGACACGCATTTAATCTAGCGAAGAAATTGAATACACTATTCAACACTACAGAATTCACGGTGGTTAAATTAACCCAAGGTGAAACTGTAAGTGAAAAATGAACTGGAAAGAAACCTACACTAAAATCTTCCTAAAAAGTGCCAATATAGCAATTGGTGAAAACACTCTTAAAGAGTATATGCCAATGTGGTGGAAGAACAGCAGGTCAAAAGGTACCGGTGGATTACGGCTTACAGATGATGGCATAACATTCATTAAAGAAAAATTAGAATTACAAACATACGACGTTCCTTTTCCGAATGATTTCAACCTAACCACTCAAGTCATTATATTTTTAGACAAGTATTTGGACACTCCATATTATCTAGCAGACGATGGAGTTATTGTAACCAACGAAAAGAAAGCAATGGAATTGATGTTATTTTCGGGAGATATACGAAAATACGGTCTGAATAAAGCACTATCTCGCCTAGAAAACCAAGAATAGTTATCCACAGGGCAAATGACCCGCATAATCATTGACGTTTTTGCCCAATCTTTCTGGTTGACTTTTTTGGTACTTGAATATATTATTAAACTATAACAACAATTTAAAACGGAGTACAAAATGCCAAGAAGAAAAACTACAGAAACAGATGCTTTAAGCACTAGGCAATTATCGCCAAATAAGGCTAAAGCGTCTATATTACACGCACTGAAGATTAAGAGACCTATATTTGTTTGGGGTGGCCCTGGTATAGGTAAATCGGAAGTGATTCACCAAATTGCAAAGAATATCGATGCACACGTGATTGATATTAGATTAAGTTTATGGGAGCCTACAGATATTAAAGGTATCCCTTACTTTAACTCAAAAGAAAATAATATGGTTTGGGCACAACCTTCGGAACTGCCAACATCAGCAGAAGCGAAGAAACACAAAAATATTGTTTTGTTTTTAGATGAAATGAATTCAGCGGCTCCTAGTGTACAGGCGGCGGCTTATCAATTAATTCTAAACAGAAAAGTTGGTCAATACAAATTGCCAGATAACGTATTAATTTGTGCGGCTGGTAACAGGGAGGCAGACAAAGGTGTTGTATATAGAATGCCTGCTCCGTTGGCTAATAGATTTATCCACTTAGAAATGAAACCAGAATTTGATGATTGGTTTGAGTGGGCAGTTGAAAACAACATTCACAAAGATGTTGTTGGATATTTGACTTTTAGCAAAAAGGACTTATATGACTTTGATCCAAAGTCACCAAGTAGGTCATTTGCTACTCCGAGATCTTGGTCATTTGTTAGTGAATTGCTATCAGATGATTTAGATGAAAACACCGTAACTGATTTAGTCAGTGGTGCAGTGGGCGAAGGACTTGCGGTTAAGTTCATGGCTCATAGAAAGGTAGCATCAGAACTACCTAATCCTTCCGAAATATTGGAAGGCAAAATAACAGAAATGAAATCGAAAGAAATATCAGCAATGTACTCCCTTACGGTTTCGCTATGTTATGAACTGAAAGAAGCAAATGACAAAAAAGATAAGAAGTTTAATGACAAGGTCAGCAAGTTTCTTAGATTTATGATGGACAATTTTGATACAGAACTTGTTGTTATGGGTATCAAGATGGCATTAACTCAGTATCAATTACCTATTGATCCTGATGCAGTCAAATGCTTTGATGAGTTCCACGAAAAATACGGCAAGTATATTACTGCCGCACAGAGTACTAACTAAGGTGTTGAGTAGGGCATCTTAGGGTGCCCTACACTAATAGGAATTTATGAACATGACAACAGACATAATAGAACAAACAGAACAAGAAGTACAATTAACTCCTGCACAATTAGAAAGTCTTAGAGCAGAAGTATTAGATAAAATTATTGTTGCAAGAGTTGGATTGCTTTTAAGACATCCTTTCTTTGGCAACATGGCAACAAGACTAATCATTAAAGAGTGTGATGATTGGTGTCCAACTGCCGCAACTGATGGTAGACATTTATACTACAACACACAATTCTTCAGCAAGATGACTACTAAAGAAATTGAATTCGTTATTGCACATGAAATACTTCATTGTGTATTTGATCATATGAAAAGAAGAGAGGACAGAGAACCTCAATTACATAACATCGCTTGTGACTATATTGTGAACAACACATTGATGGATCAGAACATCGGCGAGAAACCTAAAGACGTACAGATATTCCAAGACTACAAATACAGTGGTTGGTCTTCAGAAGCGGTATATGATGACATATACAAAAAAGGTAAAAAGGCAATGGAGAAGTTAGGTAAACTTTTAGATGAGCACATTGATTGGGAGAAGGAACAAGGTGCTGGTGCTGGCAAAGGCAAAGACAAAGATAAAAAAGGTTCTAAACAACCTACTTACTCTAAAGCAGAAATGGATAAAATTAGAGATGAGATTAAAGAGAGTATGATACAATCTGCTCAAGCGGCAGGTAAAGAAAACTTACCTGAAGCAGTAAAAAGAATAATAGATCAATTTACTGAACCTAAAATGAACTGGAGAGAATTGCTCCAGCAACAGATAGACAGTGTGTTGAAAAATGATTATAGTTGGGCGAGACCAAGCAGAAAAGGTTGGCATTCAGGTGTAATACTGCCAGGTACTTTAAATGAACAAACAATTGATTTGGCTATTGCAATAGACACTTCAGGTTCTATTAGAGAAGAACAAACAAAAGACTTCTTAAGTGAGGTACAAGGTATTATGGACCAATACAGAGATTACAAAATTAAAATATGGTGTTTTGATACAGAGGTACACAATGAACAAGACATTACTCCGCACGAAGGTGATTTACAAAGTTATGAAATACAAGGTGGCGGTGGTACAGATTTTGATTGTAATTTTGAATACATGAAAGAAAACGACATACAACCTAAGAAATTTATTATGTTCACAGATGGTTATCCTTGGGAGAGTTGGGGAGATGATTCATACTGTGATACTTTGTTTTTGATTAACGACCATCATGATAAAAATATGGAAGCACCTTTTGGTACAACGGTGCACTATGATGGATAATGTTTTCAAAAACTAAAGAACCAAACTCACTTAATTTTTTCGATTGTAGAAAGTTTACCAAAAAGCCTAACGGTTTACAAATTCTTAAATTATCTACTGACCATACAGAAACAAACGAACACATAGAAAAATGGATTTTGGAAAACCTAAAAGGTAGATATTACATTGGTAAACATCTAGATGTAGATAATCACGGTACCATAAAAAATTATCTTTTGGTAGCATTCGAAAATCCAAAAGAACTTTCCATATTCAATCTTAGTTGTCCTTA